TTGATCTGGCGCATAACGCCGACCATTGCAGCGGAGAAGATTTCCATCCAATCCATCTCGTTCATGCGGCGGCCCTCCGCACGGCGCCCATGGCCTCAAGCATGGTGATCGGCTCATCGCGGCCGACGCAGATCGCGTAAGGGATGCCGAGCGCCATGCACAGCTTGCCGAACTCGCGCTGCTCGTCGCTGACGGGGCTGTCGTAGGCGCGCTTGAGTTCGATGAAGCCGACTGGAAGCTCAGGCGCGAGGACGAGGAGGTCGGCGAGGCCGCGCGTCAGGCCCGGCTGGCCCATCGAACCCGCGTTTGGGATGGCGGCGACCAAAGTGTCGGGCAAGCCGAGCAGGCGCCAGTGGTCGATTACGGCCGATTGAATGGCCTTCTCGATCGGCGCTGGCGCGCTTTGTCGCCGCCGGCCCATGGCGTCACGCCGCGCTTTCGCGCTGTTCGGCGTCGGCCTTGGGCGCGTTCCTGGGCACGTTCCTGTTGGGGGGCTTGAACAAATCGAAGCTGACGCCGCCGAGCGCCTCGGCCCAGCGGCGCATAAGCTCGACGGTCGTGTCGCGATCGCCGCCTTCGACCCTATGGATAACCGTGCGCTCGACGCCGAGCTTGGCCGCGAGCTCGCGCCGCGTCATCCCGAGGTGCTCACGCGCCCGGATCAAGGCTGTTCGGGAGCCCGAACGAGGGTTTTTCTTCATGTGCATGAGACTTGCCAAAATGACAGGCCGCGTCAAGCGGGCCAAAATGACCAGGGAAACCTCCTAACGCCTGTTTACAAATTGGCCGCGGATGATATGTTGCCGATATGGCAACATCTCACGACTCGCCGTACCGGCACTATTTGCGCGAATGGCGCGAGCGTCGCGGCCTCAAGCAGGAGGAGCTGGCGACGCTCGCCGGGATCTCGGCGAGCGTCATTTCTCGTTATGAAACAGGCGAGAGGCGGATCCATATGGAAGCGCAGTTTAAGTTGATGCAGGCGCTCGGCATCACCCCGCCGCAGTTCTTTTCACCCCCCGATGCGCCGTCGCTCGACGCCTTGGTCGCCGGTGAGACACCTGAGCAACGTCGCCGCCTCGTCAACATGGTCAAAGCCCTTCTGGCAAATAGCGACGAAAAGTAATCCCCAGAATTTTTTTTCGGGGCGGGCGGGCCCCGGTTGACTGAATTTGCCAAACGAGCAATTTTCTGGGGCATGACCGACCCGAATGCCCACGCGACGGCCGACAACCCCCCTATGCCGGCCCCGCCAGTCCCGGCGGAGGGAGAACCGCAATCGCCCCCCGCCGGGGCGCCCGACCCCATCCTCGCCATGATCGAGCGCGCCGCGCGCGATCCAGCAGTCGACTTGGCCAAGCTCCAAGGCTTGATGGCGATGAAGAAGGACATCGAGGCCGACCGCGCCTCGATCGCCTTCGCCGAGGCTTTCTCCGAGCTGCAGCCCGAGCTGCCGACGATCGATCGCAAGGGTCGCATCGTCATGTACTCCAAGGCGCTGCGCGAGCGCGCGGAGAAAGAGGGCCCGCAGGTTTTCGAAGGTCACCAGCCGCAGCAAAAGACGGCCTACGTCACACTCGACGATATCCTTGAGGCGCTGCGCAAGCCGCTCGCCGAGCATGGTTTCTCGCTGCGTTTTGAACACCAGACGCAACCGGTCGGCGAGAGCTTCCGCATCATCACCACCGCTATTCTGCGCCACCGCCTGGGCCACGAGGAGAGGGCCTCGACGCCGCCGCTGCAGCACGACAGCACGGGCTCGAAAAACGCCGCGCAAGCCATCGGCTCGGCGATGACTTATGGCCGCCGCTACGCCCTGATGGCGGTGCTGCCGATCGTCTCTCACGCGCCCCAGGACGCCGACGACGACGCTCAGGCCGCGGGCGCGGCGCTGATCGACGCCGACCAGCTGACCCAGATGCAGCAGCTCCTGGAGGAGACGAAGAGCGATCTCTCGATCTTTTTCGACACGCTCGGCGTGACCGGCTTCGCCGACATGACGGTCAAGCAGTGGAAGCGCGGCATGGCGCTGCTCCAGGAGAAGCAGCGGAGGACGGCGAAGAAGGCGGCCCGGCCGTGAGCACTCTCCTCCGCGAGCGCATAGAGCTTGTCTGCCCGCGTTGCGGCAAAACGCGCTCCCTCAAATACAGCCGGACAGGCAAAACCAGAATGTGCCAGCCATGCGTCGTGGCTGTCGCCGGCAAACGCCGCCAAGCCGCGCGCTTCCTGCTCGATGGTGAAACCACCGACGACAAATTGGCCGAGCTGAAAAATGACTGACGCCGCCGACGACCGCGAGGCCTTCCTGCAGGCGCGCTGCGGCTCGCTCGGCGCGTCCAAGGTGCGCGAGGCGTTCTCCCGCCTCAAGCGCGGCGGTGAGCGCACCAAGGCCGCCGAAGAACTCATGTATGAGATCGCCGCCGAGCGTCTGACCGGCGTGCCGGCGAAGCGCGTCAATGCGATGTGGTGGGGTACTCAGCATGAGGAGGAGGCGCGCTCCTCTTACGCCTTTTTGACCAACCTTCCGGTGGTCAAAGTCGGACCCATCCCGCACCCGACGATTGCCAACGCCCACGCTTCCCCCGACAGCCTGGTCGGCGATGACGGCGGCGTCGAGTTCAAGTGTCCAACGTCCGCAACGCACCTCAAGACGCTCCTCGCCGACGCCATCCCCGAGGAGCATCTGCCGCAGATCCATTGGAACCTGGCGTGCTCGGGTCGGGCCTGGTGGGACTTTGTCTCCTACGACCCGAGGTTTCCCGAAGGCCTGCAGTTTTTCCAGCAGCGGGTGATGCGCGATGAGGCCGAGATCGCCCGCATGGAGGCCGAGGCAATCGCGTTCCTCGCCGAGCTCGAGGGCAAGCTCAAGGCGCTCGATGCGCGCTACCCCTTGGAGGCGGCGTGAGGATCTTGCGCATCATCACCGAGAAGAACCGCGCCGAGCTCATGCACGCGGTCGAGCTCGCGCCGAAGGGCGCGTATTTCCAGCTGATCGACGCCCCGCGGACACTGGCGCAGAACCGGATGATGTGGCGGCTCTTGAACCGGATCGCTGACCAGCTCGAACACTGCGGCGAGCATTGGGCCCCTGACGATTGGAAATGCGCCTTCCTCAAGGCGATGGGCAAGAAGCTGCGCTTCATGCCGGCGCTCGACGGCGATGGCGTGGTGGCGATCGGCTACCACTCGAGCAAGCTCAGCCGGGCCGAGATGAGCGAGATGATCGAGATGATGTTCGAGTATGGCGCGCGGCACGGCGTCGAGTTCGACGATGACAGGCGGGCGGCATGACGCGGCTCATTCGCGTCTTCCCTCGCCGAACCAAGGCAAGCCCCCTTGATCCTTTGGCTTACTTCGGCCCCCCCGATCTCTTCGCTGAAGCCGACGAGGTGCATGTCTCCGTTGCCTTCACTTACGACAAGCCGCAGGCTGAGCGGCTTGCGGAGCAGTGGCGCTTCGTCGCTCCGACGAAGATCGGCGGCGTCGCTTATGGCGACCCGGGCCAAGAGTTCGTTCCTCGCCGCTATGTCAAAGACGGGTACATCTTCACCTCGCGCGGCTGTCCGCGCCGTTGCTGGTTTTGCTCAGTCTGGAAGCGGGACCCCGTTCCTCGGTTGTTGCCGATCGTCGAAGGCTGGAACATCCTTGACGACAATCTGCTTGCTTGTCCGCGTGAGCACGTCGAAGCGGTGTTCGCCATGCTGCGGCGTCAGGATCGGCGTGTTGAGTTTACCGGCGGCCTCGAGGCGTTCGCACTGCAGGACTATCAGGTTGAACTGCTGGCGGGCTTAACGCCCCGGCCAAATATGTTTTTCGCCTACGATCCCGGCGACGCTTTCGAGACGCTAGAGAGCGCGGCCATGCGGCTTTTGGAGGCCGGGTTTACTGCGGCGTCTCACCGGATGCGCGCCTATGTGCTGATCGGCTACCCGAAAGACACCTTTGATCTCGCCGAGCGTCGCCTGCGCCAGATGACGTCGATCGGCTTCACGCCGATGGCGATGCTTTGGCGCCCCGAAACGCCGTCTCAGGAAAAATATCGGCCTACGTCGCAATGGCGCGCCTTTCAGCGCCGGTGGGCGAGGCCTGCCATTATCCACAGCCCGGAGGCGCTGGCCGCATGAACCGCCGCCGGCGTGAGTTCAGCCTGAGCGACAAGATCGCCATATGCGGGCGCGCTACCGACTCGAGCGGGCGCGTCCATTGCGAACGCTGCGGCGCCTGGCTTAAGCGGCGCGCCGACTATGAGATTGATCATGTCGTGCCTGAGGGCATGCGCCCAGCCGCAGATCTCATGCGGAAGCTCACCCCGGCCGACGGCCAACTGCTTTGCGTCGCAGTCTGCCATTCGGTGAAAACGAAAGCGGACAAGGGCGATATCGGCGAGGCCAAGCGGCGCGAGACGGCCGAGCTCGGCTTAAGGCCGCCCAGGCGCAAGATCGGCTGGGGCCGCGAGAAGGCCACCAGGCCGCCGCTCAAGGTCGCCGCCGGCAAACCAAGTATTGCGAGGCGCTATGGTTTGTAAGAACGAATACCGGAGGACCACATGAACGAACGGCCCGCGGTCGACCGGCTGCGCGAGGCGATGCGCAATATCAGTGTCGACGAGCTCGAGGAGGCGGCCGACGAGCTCGGCCGCCAGGCCGTCGCTGTGGCCCTGGCCGAGCCTCCACCCGTGCCCGAGCGCTTCAAGCCTACCGAGGAGGAGGAGCGCCAGCGCCTGCTCGACGCGGCCCTGGCGGACGCCATTGAGACGGTTTCGCGCCATCGCATGCGACTCGGCCGGCGGGTGTGCTCACGCCCCGACGCGACGGTGACTAGGCAAATCTATGAAATGCTGCGCGGCATGGCCGGGCCGGACGGCGGCGCCGACGGAGATCCGAGCTTCCAATGACCGTTCCGGCGCGCGTCAAGGAGGCCGACATCGCGCGCGCGCTTCGCGCCGCCAAGAAGCTCGGCGCGAAGCGGGTCAAGGTTGGCCCCGACGGCTCAATTGATATTGTTCTTGAGGACGATAAGACGGACGAGCGGTTGCCTATTGGACAACCGCAGCCGCCGCAAGAAATCAAAACGCTCTGGTGAGACATGCCCCGCCCGCGCAAGCCGCATCTGGTAAAACAATTCAACCGTCACGGAACTCTCGTTTGGTACTACCGCGACGGCCATGGACCGCGCATACGGCTTAAGGGCGCATACGGCTCGCCCGAGTTTCTCGCCGCCTATGACGCGGCGGCGAGGGGCGAGCGGCTTGAAGCGCCCCAAGCGAACAAGGGCGCCAAGGGTTCGCTCAAATGGCTGATCGAGCAGTATATGCGCTCAGGCCTCTGGGCGACGTTCAAGCCGGCGACGCGCAGGCAGCGCGAGACGATTTTCCGCCATGTGATCGCCAAGGCCGGCGACAAGCCCTTCATCGCGATCAGCCGCAAGACGATGGCCGAGAGCCGCGACGCCGCCAAGGCGACGCCCGCGCAGGCGAACGTGATGTTGAAAGTGATGCGCGGGCTGTTCGGTTGGGCGATCGAAGCCGGCCATATGGCGGAGAACCCGGTCAAGGACGTGCAATTTCTCAAGATGGACGGCGGCGGCTTTCCCGCCTGGAGCGAAGACCAACTCGATCGCTTTGAAGCAACCTATTCTTTGGGCACTCGCGAACGGCTTGCCTACGCGGTCCTGCTCTACACCGGCCAACGGCGCGGCGACGTGGTCAGGATGGGCCGCCAGCATGTCAAAGACGGCGTCTTGATGATCCGGCAGGAAAAGACCGGGGTCGAGGTCCATCTGCCAATCTTAAAGCCGTTAGCTGAAGCGCTCGCCGCCGGGCCAACCGGCGATCTCGCCTTCATCGTCGGGGTGCGCGGCCAGCCGATGACGAAGGAGGCGTTCGGCACTTGGTTTCGCAAAGTCTGCAATCAAGCGGGGGTGCCGGATTGCTCAGCGCACGGCCTGCGCAAGGCGGGCGCAAGGCGGGCCGCGGAGCAGGGGGCGACGACCGCGGAACTCAATGCAATCTTCGGCTGGACCGGAGCGAAAATGGCCTCGCTTTACACCGAAAGCGCCGACCGCAAACGGCTCGCCAAAGGGGCGATGGGCAAGCTGGAAAAGAACGAAAAGCGGACATCCTATTCCCTCACCTCGCTCCAAGGTGAGGGATTGGCGGCTAAAGCATTAAGGAAGTCAAAGACTTAAGCTTTAGGCTGTATCCAGGCGTGGAGTGCATAAATCGCCGCAAAATCAATCGGTTAAGCCAAAAGTGAGGGAAAAACCGCCCCATTGATCCATAAGAGATCTTTACATGTCCGTCCCTCACCCTGCAGAGCGGTGATCCACGTTGCAGATTAGGGCCTCAGTCTCTATATGTTGCCACAGAGGCAACCGAGGCAACGATGGAACCGGCAACCAAGCAAGACCTTGAGCACGCGATTGAGAGCGCCGAGCGTCGGCTTGAGAAGAAGCTCGACGAGCTCAAGGCGTGGATGCTCGACCGCGAGGTGGCGTCGATCCGCTGGTTCGTCGGGACGCAGCTCGCCTATGTCGTCATCCTGGTTGGGGCCATGTATTTTATCGTGGGGCACGTAAAATGAGCTCTTATTTGCCCACCCTGATCATAAGCGTCTCCGTCCTCGTCTTCGTATGCGTTGCGATGGTGGCAATCGATCGCGCCCGTCAGGTCGTGCGTGAACATCCTGCCCTTCCCGGCGCTTTGTTCGCAATCACCATCGTTGTGATCGTCGCCTTAGCGATTACCCATCCGTACGCCCATCACTGAAAGCCGCCGCCGTAGATGCGCAGGAGCGCATTCCCCACGGTTTGGTTCCAGCCGGGCCCCGGTGCAGGCTGACCAGTCATCGGCCGGTAGGCCTTGTTGATCTGCTGTTCAATCAGCGGCGACACGCCCTTTGGTTTGAAATACCAATCAGCGAAGTTCGACATTTCGCTGCCAATGTTTGCCCCAGCTGCGCCCCCGCCTGGGTAGCCGCTGACCTCACCAGCGGCGCCGCCGCCGCCAACGAGTACGCGACGCACCCAGGGAGGCACGACCTTCCCCGTGGGGTCTTGCACCCGTGCAATGTTCTGCAAGGCGGTGTTCTCCGGCGAGCCTGCAGGGAAGTTCTGGGACGCGGTAGCCGCCTGCCCTCTGACGTCTCCATGCGCGCCGGGCAGGCCGACGTTGCTCTTCATGTCCCTCAACGCCTGCGCCCATTGCGCCTGCGCGTCTGCGGTCTGCGCCGCTGCCAACGGCCCAGCGGCCGTCGGATTACTCAGCTGCTCGTTGATGCTGTCCATCATCCGCTGTTGAGCAGTCGGTAAGTTCGTCTCCGGGGCATAGGCTATGTTTCTGACGGACTGGTTTTTCAGCCACTGCCTGTAGCCTTCATCGCCCTCATCGTACAAATGCGTCGGCCCTGCGGCGTTGGCGTTAGCTTTCGCAGCCTTCAGCGGCGGCCCGGCGCCGACGTCTTTGACGCCCTGGCTTTGCAGCCAGTCTTTGTAGCCTTGAACGTCGAGGACCGATGGATCGGTCTGGCCCTCGATCTTGAACCCGAGGTCTTTCGAGGGGATCTTGATATTGCTGAGCGCCTCGTTGGCGGTCTGGGAGGCTTGGGCCGTCTTGTTGATGACATCCTCAGGCGTCGAACGCCCCAACGGCAGCGCCGCGGTCCCACCCCCGATCAGCATGCCGCTCGGGATGGCCATCCCCACATTTCGCAAGTAGTCCTCTAGGCTCCCACCCTGACCCGCCGTATGGGTGGCGGCCAGCGTGCCGGAAACAGTGCCGCCCTCAACGGCAGCCGGCGCAAGTTTGGCGATCGCCTGCGGCAAAACCCTCTCGGCAACCGGAGCTGCGACTGAGCTAACCCCGCGCGCCAGCGGCCCAAGGCCGACATAAGTCAACGGCTGGGTCGCCACGCCCGCGCCCGCAATGAGCGGCCCCCATGGACCAGCGTTCTCATAAGCGGTGGTGATGCGGTTCCTCAAGGCTTCGGGCGTCCCTGCCGCCGCCAACGGGTCGTAGGGATGTCCGGTTGCGCTTTGGACCCCATGCTCGAGCGCCTGGCCGCCCTGCAGCGCCAGCGGCGACAACCCATAGGACCAGGCGTCGCCATAGACCGTCCCGACATCTCCCAATGAAGGGCGGTATTTTTTGGTAAGCCAATCCCAGTTCGACTGCGGGCCTGGTTGAGCGGGTTCGTTATAGTACTTGGTTCCCGGCACGATATCCCACCAGCTGTCCTGGCGCGGCGGCGCCGCGACCCTGTCCGAGCCGATCCCGCCCTGGCCGAGGTGCTGCAAAATGATGTCGTTGGCGCTCTGGGGCGCCGGCGGGGCCTGCGGCGCGACCGGCGCTGCTGCTGCGGGAGCGGTGGCGCTGGCCGCGGGCGCAGCCGTAGCGGCTGGGGCGCCTGGTACGATCCCGGTCCCCGTGCCTGGCTTTTTGTCGTCAGGGTCGGGCAGGTCCAGATAGTCATTCGCCATCGCTCACGCTCCTGGTAGGTCCCCTGGCCGCGGGAGAAAGCCCTTCGCCTTCAAGAGCCGGACGACGTCCGCGGGACGCTTGCCTTGCGCGATCGCGGCCTTAGCGTTGGCGAGCTCGTCAGGCGGCGGTCGAGGGGCGTCACCGAGGAAGTTTCGGCCGCCGGGCAAGTAGCTGTCGTCTATCTTCCCTAGAACGGCGTTTTTCTCATCCTTGTCTGGGATCTTGAGCACCTTGTCCAATTGGCCGCTTGCGCCGATCGCCTGGGCGTGCGCGCTGTCGATGGAGTCGATCAGGTTCTGGGTGTTGGTCCTGAAGTTGGCCGCCCCAAGCTGGAAGTTCGAGAGCGGCCGCAAGGCGTTGTCGATCGGCGCGATGCTTGAGATCAGGTGTGGATTGGCGCTCTTCATCGCTGAGGTATTGTAGACGCCCAGTTCGTCGATCTGCTGCAGCAACTTCAGGTCATCGGTGGTCATGCCGGCTACGCCCTGCGCGAGGATCTGGGGCCAGCCCTGCGTTCGCGAGGCCTGGAGGACGGGCGGCGCGCTCTTCAGCAGCTGGTCTAGCTTATCGGGGTCCACCTTGAGGATCTCGGCGGCCTTGTTGCGCATGTCGGCGATGTTGCCTTCGAAGCCGGGCAGAGTCGTCCCAGCCGCGCTCTGCGAGGCGCCCAGGCTCGCCACCTGCGCCTTGTGGGCCGCCAGGGCTTCGTCGGAGTTGAAATAGGCCGGAATGGGCTCGCCTTGGTGGCGGCTCTGCCAGTCGGCCTGCTCAATGTTCCTTTGCATCAAGGGCGCGGCGGCCCCGCCTGCGCCCGTCGCCCCGGCCATCGTCAGGCTCATCGGGTTCTGCTGCTCGAACAGCGTCGCCGCCCCCGCTGAGCCGAGCTTCTGGCCAGGGTTAGCCGGATCCGGGTCGTTGGCGTGGTCGGTGATGAACTGCTGCCGAAAGGCGAGCCTGGTCCGGAGCGCCTCCGGCGGGATCTGCAGCGCCGCCGCCGAGCGGGTCCCATCTGGCCCTAACGCGATCGCTTCATTGGGGGTGATGTGCAACTGGTTGGCTATAACCCCCGTCGAGGCCATCCACGCCTTGTACTGCTCCTGCTGCTGCTGCCACCCCTGGATCTCCATGATCTTGCCGAACAGCGCGCCGGGATCTGCGGTGTTGCCGGTCATCGCGTTCATGATCATTTCCGGGTGCCGGCCCGGGTAGGTGGACGCCGCCAGTAGGCCCAGGCCGCGGTTGAACTGCTCGTCCGCCTGCTGCTGCTGGGCGAACTTGAGGTAGAGCTGCTGCATGTCCGGCGCGCTCTGATAGGCCTGCACCTGCGGCGGGGGCGGAGGAGCCCCAGGCTGGCCCGTAGGCGGCGCTCCTGCTGTGGGAGGCGCAGCGGAAGCGCCGCCGCCGGGAGGCGCTCCAGGGGCCGCCCCAGGGCCGCCAGCGCCAGGCTGGCCCTGAAGACCTTGCATGACCTGGGTCGTGGGGTCCGGCTGGCCGGTCGCAGCCGTCCTCAACAGGTCGAGGATGCTCGGCATGTCACGACCCCTTCCCAAGCGCCTTGGCGAACTGTTGTTGGAAACCCGAACCAGGACCAGATTGCGCGGGGTTCCAGTTGGCAAGGAATTGCTGCAGCACGCCCGAACCGGGCTGGTAGCTCGTTGCTGATTGCGGCACGGTCGCGCCGGGCGTCGCGATGTATCCCGGATTGGCGCGCAGCTGCAGATATTGCTGGGCGGTGAGGGGCTGGCCGACTTGGAGCGGCGTGCCAGCGGCCGGGGCCGAGGCCTGCGGCGCGGGCGCTGGCGGGAGCGCGGCTGGCTGGCCTCCGATCGGATTGTTGATCGGCGCTCCCGGCAGTTGTTGCTGGGGCCCATAGCCGACAATCCCGGCGCTGGGATTGATGTAGCTCATGTTCTGTCCGCCGCCGGTTGGCGTGGCTTGAGCGTAGCTGGCGATCGATCGTGGCGCGGGCGCCGCGGCCTGGGGCGCGGCGGGCTGAGCGGGCGAGCTGTTGAGCGTCATCCCCTGGGGCGGCTGGATCGGGTTGCCGTTGGCGTCGGTCGGCCAGCCGGCATAGCTGGCCGGGAACGGGATCGCGCTGTTCTGAAAGCTCGAGTACGGATTACTCCATTGACTAGGATCAAAATTACCATACGGATTTGGGCTATAAGTCGGAACGCTTGCCATCAGTAGCCTCCTCCATAGCCGCCCTGGCCGCCCGTGGTTCCGTACAGCATCGCCAGCCTTTGCTGGTATGCCTCTGGGTCCAGCGAGGAGAGCGAGGTGCCAATCGGCGACGTCGCCGCCATTTGGGTTCCAGCCCCCTGCTGGGTGGCGGGCGGCTGCACGCTAAGCGGGTTGGCGCCGGCGGCCAGTCCGGGAGCGTAAGGCGACGCGCCCGGCGGGGCTGAGCCCCACTCCAGCGGCGTCGCGAAGCTGTTGAGGGTCTGGCCGTAGGGCTTCGGCATGTACCCGGTGAGCTGGGCCTCCATGGCCGGCGCGAGCGGGGGCGCGACGTTGCGGGCCTCCGGCGGCGGGAGGATCGGCGATGGCTGGGGCTGCTGGTCCTGGCCGCCCTGTCCGCCAGCCCCAGTGCCGCCGGCGATGCCGGGCGCCAGCTTCTCGAGGCCTTCGGTGAAGCTCTTCGACGCCGCCGCGGTGCCGAAGCCCGGCAGCTTGCTGGCGTCGCCGCCGCCCACCGAGGTGAGGGTGGTGCCGACCGGCGCGGGGGCGGCGGTCGTGGGCGGGGCCTTCCCGCCAACCGCCGCAGCGATCATCTCGTCGGGATAGGCGCTCCCCGCTCCGCCCTGCTCCTGGGTGACCAGGGCGCGCATGAACTTCTGCGCCTTGGCCGGGTCGCTAAAGCCGATATCGTCGTCGGGGCCGATGCCGGCGGACTTGGCGACGTTGGCCGCTGCCTGGGTGTTGCCTGGCGTCCAGCCGCCCTTGCCGGCGATGATCTGGTTCGGGGTCGTCATCCCCGAACCGTATTTCTGGTTGAGCAGCGAATACGCCGCGCTCCAGCCCGCCTCCGGCGAGCTGAACTTCATCTGCGGGTCGCCCTGGTCGGTGTTCGTCGACGGCCCGACCAGGCCAGGGTAATGCGCCTCCGCTCCTTGATAGTATTTGATGTTCAGCGGGTTGTTATTGCCCATCCCCATCGGGGCGTTGGCGGGCAACTTGAATGTATACGGAGTTGGCGCGGCCCCGCCGCCTGACGGCTGAGTTGCGGCGGTGGTGTTGGCGGTGGCGTTGGCGGTGGCTGCGGGCGTGTCCTCGCCCGCTTGCGAGAACGTCTTCGTATTAGTGAACGCCGCGACGCCGCCGGGGGCGACATGCAGGTAGAGCGGGCCTTTGTCGGCCTGCGCGAGAATTTGTGACCGGACGTTGGGCCAATCCTGCGGATCGACTTTGAAACACCCTTGAGTGTAAAGTTGATCGAGATCGGGAGCGGAACCCGAATGGATCATGATGCCAATGCGGTTGCGGCCCAAAAGCGGATCCGGAATAACGTTGTTGGCGATGGGGATCGCCCCCGCCTGGTGCGCCCAGGCTCCAGTCGGGGCGTTCGGGGTTACCGGATAGTCGCCATAAGGGATCGACCAATATTTCCCTGGCGTGCCCGAACCCCAGTGGAACTGGGTGCCGCCGATCGTTCCAACGCCATGTTGGTATTGTGGACGGTCGTCGTCAGCCACCGAGCGCTCCCCTCAGCGGCGGCGGGCGCGTCTTGCCGCGCGCCTTCGGGCGCCCCCGCATGGGCGCGCCGAGCGCGCCGATCGCGCCGGCGACGCCTGGGCCGGCCAGCGGACCAGGGACCGGCGGACCCATGCCCTGGCCCATTCTTGCTCCGACGCCCCGTCCCATCAGCGGCGGGCCCGCGCCGATCGGACCCATGCCCTGGCCCATCGCGGGCCCGACGCCTCGCCCCATCGCGGGCTGGGGCAGCTGCGGCCCGCGCCCGATGTTGTCATTGGCTGGCCCGAACGCCAGCCGGCCGATCGACGGCGTCCCGCCGGGCAGCGCGTTCATGTCGATCGCCAGGCGCCCCTTCACGCCCATTGGCTTGACCGCATGCGGCGCGACCTTGGCGACGTCCTCGGCCATCGGCCCGATCACTTTCGGATAATGCTTGGGGTCGCCTTTGTAGCGGTAGGCGTACACCGGAACCCCGGACGGGTGGGTGTCGACCCGCTTGACGTCGGTCTTGAGCCGCCGGTCGGAGCCGGGCATTAGGCCGGCGAACGCGCCTTGGGCGCCGAACATGCCGCCGCCGCCGAACAGCGAGCCCAAGGCCTGCATGCCGCCGAGCGCCTGGCCGAGAGGGTTGGCGGCCTGTTGGGTCTGGGTGGTCGACTGGCCCTGCGTCGCCTGGCCGTAGGGGGTCATGCCGAGCGCGCTCTGCAGCACCCCGAGCTGCTGGTTG